CAAAAAAGAAAGCACCTGCAAAAAAAGTTAAAAAATCAAGTAAAAAAAAGTGAGGACTTAAATGTTTAAAAGAACTAAATATTACGCAAAAGGTGCTAAATATATGTCTAAAGGAGGCAAAGCCTCGAAGTACATGTCGAAGGGAGGCAAAGCCTCAAAGTACATGGCTAAAGGTGGTAAAGCATCTAAGTACATGGCTAAGGGTGGAAAAGCTTCTAAATACATGGCTAAAGGCGGCAAAGCTTCTAAATACATGGCAAGAGGCGGTAAGGCATCCAAGTATATGGCTAGAGGTGGCAAGGCTTCTAAATATAGAGCAAGAGGCAGAAAATAATAAAAATTAAAAGATAAAAGGGGGTTATTTTGTCTTATTTAATATCAAACATACCGCAGTTTAAGTGTTGGGTGCGTAAAGAATTTACAGCCAACCATCAAAATTATCACGGTGAATACTTACATGCATTAGCATTTGCCGTTAATACCATTCCAGATAGATCTTTGTCTTTTCAAGTTGTTTTTACAGGTTGTGAGACAGATTTGGAAGATCATCCAGATGAAAATGTACATGGTGGTGCAATGTGGGCACGTATGCCCATACAAGCATTAATTGCTGATGTTCCACTAGATGAATGGCCTACACCAATGGAAGATCATTTAGCACAACCTTGGGATTGTCTTAGTCATCATCATTCAGTTGTTGTTTTAGACAGGGTAAGTTCTTCACCTTGGATTTGTAAAATAGACGGTGAATTTTATACAGGCACATATATGTTCACTGTTGATTATACCGAACACAGCATTGCAGATGATTCGGCACAACATAAACAAAGTCATGTGCTATACTTGACTGACGCAGGTGAATATACAGGTAATTTTGTAGCTCTGCCAAACAATAGGGTTAGAGCAACAAACCCAGCACTTTGGCGTGTAGGGGATGGCCCACCAGACTTTTCACCAAGTCAGTGGGTACATTCAGCAGAGAAACATGATAGTTATATGGATTCATATACAACATTTGATAATCTGTATAACCAAGATGATAGGAAGGAATAATGGCAGAATTAAGTGTAGCAGCAAAAAGAAAACTCATTAAAGAACTTAAAGGTGCGTCTAAGTTACATGCCAAACAGGCAAGACAAATAGAAAGATCTTTAAAAGCTAAAAAGAAAAAGTAATGGCTTTATCAGGTAGCACAAACTTTGAACCCAACGTAACAGAGTTTATTGAAGAGGCGTACGAGAGATGTGGTGCAGAGTTACGCACTGGTTATGATCTAAAAACAGCAATTAGAAGCGTAAACCTTATGTTAGCAGAATGGGCTAATAGGGGTTTAAATCAATGGACAATAGAACAAGCCACACAGACTGTTACAGAAGGAACTACCGATTACTCGCTTAATGCAAATGTAATAGATGTCTTAGATGTTGTTCTACGTAGAACAGTTAATGATGTACAAACGGACATTAGCATGAATAGAATAAGTAGATCTGAATATCTAAATATTCCTAATAAAACAACAAAAGCAAGACCATCACAATTCTTTTTTGATAAATTAACAACACCTGCTTTAAAAATATGGCCTGCTCCAGAAAACAGCACAGATGTTTTAGTTTTTAATAAATTGGTGCGTATGGATGATGCCGATGCAGCAACCAATACAATGGATATGCCTTTTAGGTTTTACCCTTGTTTTGTTGCAGGTTTAGCATATTACTTGTCCATGAAGAAGAACCCACAACTTACTCCTCAGCTTAAAGCAATGTATGAAGAAGAGTTTAGAAGAGCTGCAGACCAAGATGAGGATAGAGCATCATTTAGAGTAAGACCTGACATAAGGATGAATTGATGGCATACGCTTTAGGAAAGTTTGCTAAAGGTTTATGTGATAGGTGTTCGTTTGAATATAAATTACACGAACTGCGTGAAGAATGGAATGGCGCAAAAGTTTGTCCTCAGTGTTACGAACCAAAACATCCACAATTAGAGCCACTAACAGCCACTGCAGATCCAGAAGCTTTATACAAACCACGCCCTAACAATGATGCAGAAGAGGGGGAAGGATTTGTTGTTGTGGTTAATTCTAATATTTTCAGACCAGACTACATGAATCCATCAACTTTACCTGCAAACTTTACTATGGCTGAGATGACAGGTGGTGTTGGTGAGGTTACAATAGTTATCACATGACATTAGCCGAACTCAAGACATTAATACAAAACTATGTTGAAAACGAAGAAACCACCTTTGTAAACAGCTTAGATGACTTTATAAAAAACGCTGAAGAACGCATATTTGAACTGATACAGTTTGACTTTTTTAGAAAGAATGTAACAGGATCTCTTACTGCGGGGAACACATATTTAACGGCACCAACAGATTTTCAAATGAGTTTTTCGCTTGCAGTTATTGATGGTAATGGTGATTATCACTATTTAGATAAGAAACATCCTTCTTTTATGCGTGAATACATCGTAGATCCCACAGATACAACGCTTAGAGATTTGCCTAAGTATTACGCTGATTTTGATAAAGAACTCTCTACAGCGTCTAACAATGGCTCTACATTAATAGTAAGCCCTGTGCCAGATTCTAATTATACCGTTGAGTTACACTATCTTTTTAAACCAAATTCGTTAGTTTCAGATACTACAGGCACATGGTTGTCAAATAATGCAAGAAATGCCTTATTATATGGGAGTTTAGTAGAGGCAAATATATTTTTAAAAGGGGAAAGCGATATGCAACAACAATATGAACAACGCTTTATGATGGAAATATCAAGGTTGAAAAACCTTGCAGAAGCTAGGGGAAGAAGAGATGAATACCGTTACGATTCTTTGAGGTCATCGGTTTCATAAAATAAAAATGAGTAATTCAGAAAGCCTTAAGGGCAAAACAGTTGCCATCGTTGGTATGGGTAAAAGTTGGTTTGATTATAATTTAGCAAAATCACATGGGGTGCATTTTGACGAAGTATGGGCTATTAATGGCGTAGCTTCAGTTATCTACCATGATAGGGTATTTATGATGGATCCTGCATCTAGATTTTTAGATACTGATGATGCTGGGGGTCAAACCGAAAGCATGAAAGAACTGTTACAAGAACATGAGGGTCCAATATATAGTTGTGAATTAGATGAGAGGTGTCCTGGACTTGTAGAATACCCACTAGAAGAAGTAGTGAATTATTCTAACTGCCACTATTTAAACAATACTGTGGCTTACGCTGTAGCTTTTGCATACTGGAACGAGGTTGCAAATCTTAAATTATTTGGTATTGACTTTTCATATAAAGGTAATCTTCACTTTGCAGAGGCTGGCAGAGCATGTGTAGAGTTTTGGTTGTCTAAATGCATCTCTGCAGGTATCCAAGTAGAAGTAGCACATACATCTGGATTATTAGATACAGATGTTCCTGCAGAACAAAAACTTTATGGTTATCATAGACTGAAAAACCCATATGTAATATTAGTTGATGAAGAGGGTATTAAACTTGAAAGAATTAAAAATCTAGATGTAGTTAAAAAATCACAGGAACCAACTCTCATAGATAGAAACGACTCACATTTAAAACCACCAGAACCAAAAAAATGGTAAATAAAATCACACCTGCTGGTATGCCAGAGTTAGGTATTATTGAAGCTAAAACTACAAATTTTGGCGGTCATCCCCCTGAATTTTGGGCTGAAAGACTTACAGAAAAGATTGTAAGTTACTCCGAAGACAACGAGCCACACATCAAAGAACAAGCTAAAGCTTATAAAGATGCCATATATCAGGTTTGTTTGATTTATATAAAAAATGCGTTAAAATCTTATAAAGCCTCTCTAATACAAGATCTAATAGGTGGTGGAGAGGAAGAATTAGCAAAAATTATTAGAGGAATTTAATATGGCTATAAGCTCTACATTAACCACAAGTTTCAAAAAAGAACTTCTTGAAGCAGTGCACAACTTTAAAAACTCAGGCGGAGACACTTTTAAATTAGCTTTATATACAAGTTCAGCTACTTTAGGTGCTACAACTACAGCTTTTACCACTACAGGACAAGCTAGTGGCACAAACTACACATCTGGCGGAAGTAACTTAACTAGAGTAGATCCTACATCTAGTGGCACCACTGGTTTTACTGATTTTGCAGATTTGACATTTGGAACTGCAACTATTACTGCTAGAGGTTGTATGATTTATAACTCATCAGATAGTAATAAATCTGTAGCAACTATAGATTTTGGTGGTGATAAAACATCTACAGCAGGCGATTTCACAATAGTATTCCCTGCAGCAGCAGCAAGCACAGCGATTATTAGAATAGCTTAGCCTTATGGCTAATATAACTGGTTGGGGTCGAGGCACCTGGGGGCAAGGGCCTTGGAGTGAACCCATACCCGTTACACTCACAGGTGTATCAGCTACAAGTGCACTCGGCACTGTTTCAGTTGTAGCAGAAGCTAACGTAACGCCTTCATCACAAGTCGGCACAGGATCTGTAGGATCACTTAGTATTGATGGTGAAGCTAATCTTACTCTTACAGGACAATCAGCGACATCTGCTATTGGCACACCTACAGTTATCGCAAAAGCTAATGTAGCACCGACAACACAAGTTACTACTGCTTCTGTTGGCACTTTAACAATAACGGGTAAAGCAAATATCACTCCTAGCTCGCAAGTAGCTACCTCGGCTATAGGTGGAGTTGGAGTAAACGGTGATGCCGTAGCAAATGCACCTGGAGCAGTTGGATCTGTAGGCAGTGTTGGAGTTGATGTAGATGGCGAGGCAAATGTTGTAATATCTGGGTTGGGCGCAACATCTGCAGTTGGATCTTTAACAATTCATCACAATGCAAAATTTAGTATAGATGGTGTAGGGAGCACATCTGCAGTTGGTACTGTCACGACAATTTCTAAGTCAACAGTTACATTAATAGGTGTTGCAGCAACAGGTTTTGTAACTGATGTGCTTGTTTGGGGATTGGTTGACGAAGATCAAACAAAAGACTTTGCTAACATCTCAGACGATCAAGCCTCCAGTTTTAGTGCAATAAATCAAACACAAACCCAAAATTATGCTAATATTGATGATGACCAAAGTTCATCCTTTGCTGAAGTTAATGAAACACAAACCCCAGATTGGGAAGAGGTAGCATAAAATATGGCAACGTATGTAAATGATTTAAGATTAAAAGAAATAGCAACAGGTGATGAGTCAGGTACTTGGGGAACCTCGACTAACACTAATTTAGAACTGATTGGAGAAGCGTTTAGCTTTGGTACAGAGGCTATAACCACTAACGCAGACACCCACACTACAACAATAGCAGACGGTTCTACCGATCCAGGTAGATCTTTGTATCTCAAATATACAGGTACACTTGACTCAGCTTGTACTATTACTATTGGCCCTAATACCGTATCTAAGCTTTGGTTTATTGAAAATGGTACTTCTGGCTCACAAAACATTATTATTTCTCAAGGATCTGGCGCAAACGTCACGATCCCAGCAGGTCATGTAAAAGCTGTATATTCAGACGGAGCTGGCTCTGGAGCAGCTATAGTAGATGCTTTTACTAACCTAAATTTAGGCGGCACTACCACAGTTGATGACTTAACAATCTCAGACGATCTAACAGTTACAGATGACGCAACGGTAGGCGGTACATTAGGGGTTACAGGTATAGTCACACTTACTGATGATTTAATTATTGGAGACGGTAAAACTATAGGATCTGCCTCTGATGTAGACGCTATGACTATAGCCTCTAACGGACAAGTTACCTTTTCACAAACTCTAATTGGTACTGCTCTAGATATTTCTGGCGATATAGACGTAGACGGAACTACTAACCTAGATGTAGTAGATATTGATGGTGCTGTAGATATGGCTTCTACTTTACAAGTTGATGGCAGTATAACTTCATCTGATGGCATGACCATTACTACAGCAGATAATTCAGATACACTTACTTTAGTATCTACAGATGCTGATTCTGCTTTTGGACCAAATCTAAATTTCTATAGAAACTCGTCAAGTCCTGCTGATGATGACCTTCTTGCTCAAATTGATTTTAATGGGCGTAATGATAATTCACAAAATGTTTTGTACGCAAATATACAAACACAAATAATAGATGCTAGTGATGGAACTGAAGATGGGCGTTTTCAAATTAATACAATAGTTAATGGAACAGATAGAAATAGAATTCTATTAACTCCAAGTGAAACAGTATTAAATGAAAATTCTATAGACCTAGACTTCCGTGTTGAATCAAATGGCAACGCATCTATGCTATTTGTTGATGGTGGTAATGACCGAGTTGGTATAGGAACTAATAGTCCTTCTGCTGATTTACACATTACAAATTCAAGTCATACTCAATTATTATTAGATTCTGGAACATCATCACAAGGAATATTATTATTTGGAGATGCTGATGATTCTA